CTAGTGGCCGTGGCCGCCGGACCCGCAACCGCAGCCCCCGCCCCCGGACCCGCAGCCGCAACTCCCGGACCCGCAACCACCACCCCCGTGAGCGAACATCGGGTTATTGATTACGAACCCCACTTGGCCCCCGAAGTTCTCCACGTAGTCGATGGTGGCTTCTTCCAGGAAGGGAGCGCTGTCAGAGTCCATGAGAAACCGCAGACCGTCCACTTTCAGCTCGGTGTCATCGGGCTGGCTCTCTTTTTCCATGGTAAGCATATACTGAACGCCGCCGGTGTCGCCGGGCATGGCGATAACCCTCAGGGCACCGCTTTCCTCGCCCTGCTCCTTCATGACCCCCCTCAGCTTTTCTACGGCCAAAGTGGTAACTTCCATTTATGTTAAATCTCCTTGTAGTCTAGTCAAGCAGCGGGAGTAAATCACGTACGTATGCCAATACCCTATCACATTCGGGAACCGCCGGTCAACAACAGAGTGCGGTGATGTGTTGAAGTTTGGGGAATGGCCTGCGGCTGGGCCGGATTGATCGCGCTGGCGCCGGCGTCTACCAAGGATTCACCGGACGGTGTCACGGGCCAGTTGACACTCCGCAAAACCTTTATCTAACCTCAATATCGACACATTAATCGGGACAGGCCGTGAACTTGAAGAGGGACGTACCCGGGCAGGGGTACGTCCCTCTTTTTAGCCAGCCGTCGGGTCCACGTCAGCCCGGAGGTGAAATATTGCCACAACTAGAGGGGAACTCCTGGGAGCGAGAGCGGCTGCTGGAGGCGCTGGAAGCTTACAGAAGCGGGCTGGGTGACGCCCCCTTGCTTCGGAAATGGCACGGGGCCGACACGCTAGGAGAAGACGCCGAAAGGGAAGACGCTGGCCAAGGGCAGACAATGGCGTTTGTTATTTCCACCGACGAAGTGGACCGGCATGGCGACGTCATCGTAGCCGAGGGCTGGAAACTGGAGTCGTACCAGCGCAACCCGGTCTTTCTTTGGGCCCACGACTACGCCCGCCCGGTTATCGGCCGGGCCGTTGCCGTGTGGCAAGAGCCTCACCGGTTGCTGGCGCGGATGGAGTTTGCGCCCACCCAGTTTGCCCAGGAAGTTGCCCTACTGTACCAGGCCGGCTACCAGCACGGGGTTTCGGTGGGGTTCAAGCCGCTGCGGTACGAAGAGCGCCGCCACGAACAAACGGGCGCATTCTTGGGCATCCGCTTTCTTGAGCAGGAGCTCCTGGAGACCAGCGCGGTTCCGGTGCCGGCCAACCGGAGCGCGCTGCGGCGAGCTTTAGACGAAGCACCGCGGGCCGGGGAGTATTTACGGCGACTTGCGCCAACGGCGGCGGGGAGGCCCGGCAGGAAGGCTAGCCTATCCTTGGCGCTGGAGAGCGCCTGGCCGGAGCTGTCGGCCCGAATCGATGACCTGGGCAAGCTGGTCGAGGAGTTGGTCCAATGGGTAGCTGAAGTGGAACTGGCCGGGGAAAACCAGGCTGGATACGTCCCCATAACGGATGTACTGGCCGCTCTTCGAGAGGCCCGAAGTTGACACATAACCAGGACTCGGTAAGAAGGAGATAAGAATGGCTATCGGTACACAGGACATGGAAATCATCAAGCGGGAGGTGGCCGGCATCCGTGACTATTACCGGTCACGGATGGACACTGAGCTTCCGCCTCTTAAGGAAGAGGTTGAACGCCTAAAGGCGCAGGTCGCCAGGTCCATCGAGGCCGACAGAGAGGTACGACGCGCGCGCCTACTTAGTGACCTAGGCAACGACCGCCCCCGCGTCCCCTGGGGGCCATACGCCGGCATGGACGCCCTGGACGTGGCCATTATACGGTCGATGCACCAAGGCATCGCCAAGAACCCAGCCGGCGTCAATCCGGCCATGCTGGAAGCCTGGGGCCGAAACATCAAGGCGGCAATGGACTCCACCACCGCCGCCACCGGCGACGAGCTGGTCGACCGCCAGCAGGCTCGCCAGCTCTGGGACGACGTGAACCTGGTAACCGCAATCGCGCCGCTGCTGAACACCATCCAGATGCCCAGCAACCCCTTCGACATCCCATTGCAGATGGGCGACGTCAACTGGTATCCGGGCACCGAGAACGTGGCCACCAAGAGCACCACCCTGACCACCGCCCGGCAGGCCCTCACCGCTTACGAGTTGGTGGCCGAGGTCCCCTGGTCTTACGACCTCCAAGAGGACGCGGTGATCGCCATGATGGAAGAGCTTCGTAGGAGCCTGATGCGCAACGCCGCCGAGGTAATCGACGACGTGCTGCTCAACGCCGACACCACCGTCACCAACGGCATTAACTCCGACGGGGCCACCATCTCGAGCACCACCGCGGCCAAGGCCCATTGGCTCCTGGGGTTCGACGGGATTATCCACCTGCCCCTGGTCGACAACACCGCCATGAGGAACGACCACAACGCCGCCGTGTCCGACGATATGTTCAACAAAGCCCGGTCGCTGCTGGGCAAGTACGGCGTACGGCCCTCAGAACTGGTCTACGTCATGGACATCAACACCTTCATACGGTCCCTGAGCGTGGCCAACTTCCGCACCCTGGACAAGTTCGGCCCCCAGGCCACAGTCCTCACCGGCCAGCTCGGGGCCGTCGAGGGGATCCCGGTCATCGTCTCGGAGCAGATGAAGCGGGCCGACACCGACGGCAAGGTTACCGACTCAGGCAACGTCACTCAGACCGGACGCGTGCTGCTGTTCAACACCAGCCAGTGGCGGGTAGGCTTCAAGCGGGAGCTGACCATAGAAACCGTCCGCGACGCCCAGAAGCGCCAGAACATCATGGTGCTGAGCTTCCGCATCGCCCTCCAGGAGCGCAGCGGCACCCGCTCCACCGCCACGCACACCGCCCTCCAGTTCGACATCACCGGAACCTAATGTACGGGCGAACCTACGTGTCCGCCCCATCAGCTGCAGGAGGCCAAAATGCCAGAGCTATTCTTGGAACTCAGACCCGGAGACTCTACCGCCGAGAACGTCCAACGCATGGTCCCCCCGAAACCGACCGGCGCCAAGTACGTCCCCACCATCGCACTCCGCATCGAGGGCGCCGGCGGGGCTGAGAACGCCTTCGCCTTCGCGGTGGAGAACCCAACCGGGCAGGACCTGGTCATAACAGAGGTGGTCCACCACCTAAAGACCAAGGGCGGAACCGCCGCCGCCGTTCTGGACATCGCCGTGGCCGCCAACGCCACCAGCACCGGGGACACCGTCTTCGACGGGATCGACATCAGCTCCGGGGCCACTAACGGCACGGTCATCAGCTCGCAAATCCTGGCCGACACCGGAACCAACGGCAACGAGCGCCCGAAGGTCTGGAACAAGAGCGGCGGGACCAACCCCTTCCTCACCGGTAAAATCCTGGCCGCCGCCGCCGCCGCCTACGTCGGCATCATCCTGGTAACCTGCCTGCCCCTGGAAGGCCCGTAGCCATGGGATACACCGACGGCATCCACGACTCGCCCGCCGACGCCCGCGAGAGCCTAGTCCGCATCGGCGCAAAGTACCAGGCAACGCCCGGCTCAGTCGCCGACGGCGACAACGCCTACCTGCTGATAGACGCCGCCGGCCGGCTGATTACCCGCCCGCAGTTCCAGCCCAACGTGTTCAAGATAATCAACGCAGTGGCCATCACCGCCGGGACCCCCGCCACCGTCTGGACCCCGGCTTCAGGCAAGAAAGTCCGGCTCCTCGGCTGGTACCTCAGCTCATCGGCTGGGGCCGCCCTGGAGTTTCAAGACAGCGGCGGCGCCGGGACCATCATCGCCAAGACCCCCCTGCTTACCGCCGCCGGTTCCCACATTGCCGAACACCTGGGTGAGGGGAAGGTCCTGGCCGCCGTCAACAACACTCTCAAACTGGACGTCACCGCCACCTCAACCGTCTCCGGTATGGTCTTTGGAGTAGAAGAGTAATGGCCATATCCGGAACGATCAAAGTCACGGCCGCCGGGACCCGGGTGCAGGCCGCAAGCCAAGGGAACGCCCGGAGCTTCATCTTCAAAGCACGGCACAACAACGTCGGCGACGTTTATCTCGGCGGCTCCGACGTGTCCTCCACTGCCGGCATGGCCCTGGCCCCCGGTGAGTCCCTGGCCCTTCAGGTGCGAGACGCCGTCTCCTCCGCCCAATTCTGGGCCGACGCCGCCAACAACAACGACCAGGTGGACTTCCTTGGCCTCGAATAGCGGACATCCCGATAAAGTCGGGACCGACTTCCTGGGACTGGAGTAGGACTGGTGATGCTCAACCCTATTCACACTTTCATCCACCGTGTCGGTCGCCTGGTCTTCCTGGACCGTGCCGCCGATCCCACGGCCAACGGCGAGCTCCAGCGCAACGCCACCCACGTCAAGGTCTACTCCGGCGGCGCAGTCCGCAACCTATCCGACGTGGGGGCCGCTCCGTCCCACACCCACGCCAGCCACACCGGGATCGGCACCGGCGACCACCACGCCCAGCTTCACGCCGCAGCCCACAAGAGCGCCGGCGGAGACGCCATCAAGCTGGACGAGCTGGCGGCGCCCACCGACATCACCACACTGGACGCCTCCACCACGCTCCATGGCCTGCTCCTAAAGCTCGGTGGAGGAACAACCAACTTCCTCCGCGCTGACGGAACCTGGAGCGCACCGGGCGGCGGAGGGTCAGACATAAGCGTCCGTGTTCGTCACTCTGTAGACCAGTCTATAACCGACACCACCTGGACCGTATTGGCCTTCAACACGGAGGCCTTCGACACCGACACCATGCACGACAACGTAACCAACAACTCCCGCCTAACGGCTACCACCGCTGGCAAATACCTAATTATTGGTCTCGTCGAATGGCAGGCAAATGTGACCGGAGTCCGGGGCTTTAGAATCACCAAAAATGGTACTACCATAATTGCTGCCGCCAATGGACTGCCCAACTCTGCTGCCGACGACCACCAAAGACACATTTCCACCATAATCGACATGGCCGCCACGGATTACGTTACCCTTTCGGTACTCCAAAAGTCTGGCGGCGCGCTCAACGTCCAAGGCAACAGTGTATACACTCCTGTGTTTTCAATGATAAAGATACTCGGATAATCGGCGGCGCCGGCTGGGGCCGGGTCAAGTGGACCGTACGCTGACCGCTGAGAGCTGAGAGCTGAAAGCTAGAATATGAAAACGCTGCACTTCACAAAAGCGAATAATCTCAGCGCCCTCCACGACCAATTATTAGCTGCCTTACCAGACCTTCGGCCTACCTTCAATTCACGCGGCGAGCGAGAGGCTGTAATCAGAGTAGAAGGGCTTGGAGACCACATCTGGCTCACAGCGCCGGACTCAGCGGACATCGCTGCTATTACCGCTATAGTGCAAGCCCACGACCCGACGACCCTGCCGCCAATCCCCCCTACCCCTTCCAGCCAGCGGGTCGCTGAGCTCCTGGCTATCCCCCGCAGCGACTGGACCGTCGCCCAGCAGCGCGAGCTGCTCCAGCTGGTGGCCCAAACGCTGACCGCTGAAAGCTGAGAGCTGAAAGTGGAACACCCCGTATTTATCGGGGCTGAGAGCTGAGAGCTAGACTATGACCCCTTTCGCCAAGGCCCGCCTATCCCGTCGCTGGGCCGCCGTCGCGGCCCTGGCCATCCTGGCCGTTGCCGGGCTGGAGAGCTACGCCCTGAGCCAGGGCATAGACGGCTCCGCCCTTACCGCCGCCTTAACCGCCATCGCCGGTATCGGAGGCGCGGGCTTCGGCAGGGTCCTTAAATAGCCTGCATTGAGCTTGTCGAAATGAGCACCAGAAGCAACATCCGAATCCGACCCCGCCCCCGAGCCTACACCGTTAAGCTAAACGCCCACGACTCCAACACGTCCAACGCCAGGGAGGCCATCGCTACGCCGGCCAAAGGCAAACGCATCAGGGTCGTCCGCGTCAGAGCCGTCCAGGAAACCTCAGCCGGCCGCCGCCAGTACGAGGTCTACTTCGGCGCCGGCGCCAACATCACCGCCAACCCGGCTAAAGCCATCGACGTGCTGGACATCCCCGACCTGGACGAGGCCAGCACCCGGACCTTCCTTCGAGAGGAGGGGCCCCGGGGCCTCAGAGACGAAGTCCTCAGCGGCCGCTGGGCCGCTGCCGCGCCCAGCTCCGTCCACAAAATCATGGTGGAGTACGAAGAAGACCCGTAACATCCCTAAAGCTGAAAGTGGAACACCCAGTATTTATCGGGGCTGACCGCTGACCGCTGAAAGCTGAGAGCTCGCAAATGCCTACCCGCCGCCCATACCAGCTGCGCACCAGCCAGGCCACGTCCAACATTACCCTCGACCGCCAGACCATCTTGACCCCCAGGAAGGGATACCGGCTCCGCCTGGCCAGGGTTAAGGTCCACCAGGACGTCGCCGACGGCCGCCACCTGTGGGAGCTTTACTTCGGGACCGCTGGCAACATCATCACCGACCCGAAGAAGGGCATCGACATCCTGGCCGTCAAGAACCTTGGCTCCGCCAGCACCCGCACCTACTTACGAAACGAAGGCCCCCGGGGCCTCAGAGACGAGGTCCTAAGCGGCAGGTGGAGGGGCACCGCCCCCACCGACGCCCACCGAATCATCATCGAGTACCAAGAAGAACCTTAGCTGACAGCTGTCAGCTAACAAGGGAGGTCCTAAACCCCATGGCCCGAGAAGCCTACCGTTCCCTATACGGGGACCTCACCAAGCTCAAGGACGATAGCTTGCTGAAGGACCCCGCCGCCGGCAGCGGTGACGACAACGAGATGTTCCAGCTGCTCCTGGCAGTCTCCGACTGGGTAGAAGCCTACACCAACCGCCACTTTTACCCCCGAACGCAGACACTTGAGTTCGACGGCACCGGCTCCGACCGGCTTCTAATACCCGACCTGGCAGCCATCACCTCAATCAAAGAGGACACCGCCGAAGACAAGACCTTTGCCACCACCTGGGTTGCCAACGACTACTGGCTCGTGCCCTACAACGCCGAACCCACCCAGCATTGGGGCCAGCCCTACACCCAGATTCGAGTTAGAACCAAGGGCACCCAGGACGTCTTCACCAAAGGCGAGCAGACCTTCCAGATAGCCGGCCGTTGGGGCTACCGGGAGTTCAAAGAGGACAGCGGCAGCAACCTCAACGACGCCGCCATGACCACCACCAAGGTCACGATCGCCGTCACAGCGGGCACCGACTTCGCCATCGGCCAGACTATCATCATCGGTTCAGAGCAGATGTTGATCACCAACATCGCCGCAAACAACCTAACGGTAACCCGCGCCCTGAACGGGACCACCGCCGCCGCCCACGCTGACACCACCGACGCGTATATTCTGCGCTGGCCCGCCGCCGTGGAGCGCGCCACCCTCATCCAGGCCTCCCGGATCTGGACCCGCGCCGCCGACTTTGAGCCAGCCTTCGTCGACGACGACGTTGACACCGATGTCCGCATCCTCCTAGACCCCTACCGAAAGCTTGCCGCCTAG